ACGATTATTTAAACTACGGAAACCCTGCTTACGAAAACGATGCAGAATTTGAATGTACAGAATGCGGAACTCCTGTTGAAAGAGAGGGAACAGTTTGTAGCGGAACTTGTTTTGAATCATCAATGTTATGAGTTTAGAACAATTAGCAACCTGTTGTTTAGAAATGATAAGAGAGTTTCGTGCAATAGAGAATAAAATAAAAGATTTGTTTCAATTAGCAGTTGATGAGATTGAGCAAGGAGAATCCGAGCCACACGAATGCCAAATGTGTTATATGGCTATTGAGGGAGAAATACAAGAATATTTATACATAAAAGACAATGAAAGTATTTAAAAAATTAGACACAGGAATTTGGGTTTATACAGATAAACAGGGCCACATCTTCACATTTACAGAGGATGAGTTTCTGGAATTAAATAAGGTTAGGTCTTGGTGGTCTAATGTAAAAAACAAATATTTTAAACTATGAAAATAACATTACTAGATAATAAGCAGCACGATTACTGCGAAGTTAAAAGCAAAATGTATGATGATTCTTTTTATTATGGAGAATTAAACCAATTAGCATTGAGTAGTAGCAGTATTAAATTACTTGCAGACAGTCCAAAGAAATATTACTTTATTAATAAATACGGCTACGGAGAAAGCCAGGGTTTAAGGGATGGCACTTTATTGCACACTTTAATTTTAGAGCCAGAAAAGTGGGATCAATTTCATTTTGTTGATGTATTGAGTAAAAATTCCAAAGCGTACAAAGAAGCCAAAGCTGAATTTGGAACTGTCTATACTAAAAAAGAAAAAAGTGACGCAGAGCGTGTTGCAGATGCAGTGTTAAAAAACGAGGTTGCGCTTCAATTAATGTCGGACTGCGAATTTGAAGTTCCTGTCCTGGGTGAAGTTATGGGTATGCCATTTAGAGGCAAAGCAGATATTTTAGGCAAGAATAGAATTTGCGACATTAAAACCACAAGCGATATAAAAGGGTTTCCTTATGCTGCTAAAAAATACGGATATGACGTTCAAGTTTATTTATATTGTAATTTATTTAATATACCCTATAAAGATTTTAAATTTCTTGTAGTTGATAAGGGATCGCTAGACATTGGAGTTTGGGATGTAAGCGAAAATTTTTATTTGCAAGGGAAATCAAAAGTTGAATTAGGTATTGAAACATATAAAGAATACTTCCATAATAAGCCAGAGCCAGAGTTAAACAATTATATAATTAAAGGAACATTATAATGACAAAAGATTTTGAAAAAATAATAAACGAATTTAAAGTTGAGTTTGGATTTGACTTTTTATTGCAGACTAGAAAACGAGAATATATTGAAGCAAGATCGGTTGTTATAAATTACTTCTATAATTACAGACAAATGGGTTTGACAGAAATAGCCAGGGCCATTGGAGAAGTTTCAAATTGGAAACCTAATCACGCCACAATATACCACGCATTACAGAACTATGATGTTTATACAAGATATAACAAAAGATTAGATACTGTTTTAAAAAAAGTTCTTGGAACTTCAAGCATTGGAGATATGAAGACATACATACAGCACACCGTTGCAAATTTAGACGATGGTACAGTAAATGAAATGTTTAAAACCGCATCAAATAATTATGCTGCAAAATTAATTGAAATTGAAATAAATAAATAAATTCCCTATGAAGATTTTAAACTTGTATGCGTGTTTAGGTGGCAATAGGTATAAATGGGATGAGGTAGATATTGAGGTAACTGCCGTTGAATGGGATGCGGAGCTGGCAAAGTTATACCAAGATCGTTTCCCAAATGATACTGTAATAGTTGCAGATGCACACCAATATTTATTAGACCATTACAAAGAGTTTGATTTTATATGGAGCAGCCCACCTTGTCCGACACATTCGTCTTTTCAACATTCAATGAAAACAACAAGGAAAATGAAATACCCAGATATGAAGTTGTACCAAGAAATTATTTTTTTAGACGCTTTTTTTGATGGTAAGTATTGTGTAGAAAACGTAATACCATTTTATGAGCCATTAATGCCTGCAAAAAAAAGAGGGAGACATTTATATTGGACTAACTTTAATTTACCAAATATTATTTCAGATAGAAAAAACAAAGATCTTGCAAGGACTAAAAATATGGTATCAATGATGAGCGAGTTTCACGATTATGATTTTAAAAAATATAAAGGCAAACAGGCAATTAATAAAATAGCAAGAAACCTGGTGGATTATGAAGCTGGCAAAACAATATAGAAATTGTCCTGGGAATAAAGCAAAAAGAAAACATTGAACAAATTGAACTATTTTAATAAATAAATAAATTAAATCGTTATGCAAATAATAAAAGTAAAAATTTCAGAGGTAAAACCTAACAGTATAAACCCTCGAATTATTAAAGACCATAAATTTCATAAGCTAGTGGACAGCATTAAAGAGTTTCCAGAAATGCTAAAAATAAGGCCAATCGTGGTTAATAACGAAATGATTGTGCTGGGTGGTAATATGCGATTAAGGGCCTGCAATGAAGCGAAACTAAAAGAAGTGTATGTTTTGATAGCAGATAATTTAACAAAGCAACAGGAGCGTGAATTTATCATAAAAGACAATGTAGGGTTTGGGGAGTGGGATTGGGATTTATTAGGCAATGAATGGAACAGCGTCCAACTAGAAGACTGGGGTATGGATAATTGGCAAAATATGGATGACCTGGACACAAGCGACGAGTTTAGTCTTCCTGACGGAGATAAAGAGCCATTTCAGCAACAAACTTTTACATTAGCAGATGAGCAAGTAGAGCAAATTAAAAACGCAATAGCAGATGTTAAAAAGACAGAAGAATATAAATACGTTGAAACATTTGGAAACGAGAATGGAAATGGAAACGCACTTTATTTAATAATATCACAATGGGCCGAGCAAAAGAAATAATAGTAAAAGTAATAAATTCAAAGGTTGCAAATCAGTTTGTAAAAAAACATCACTATTCTGGCAAAGTAGTTAATATGAGTAATCTTCACTTTGGTTGTTTCCTTGACGATAAGCTGCACGGAGTTATGAGTTACGGATCGCCAATGGATAAAAGAAATGTTTTACCGCTTGTTGATTCTGGAGTTGATAGTATCAATAAAAGATGGAATGAAATGTTGGAATTGAATAGAATGGCGTTTGACGATTATTTGCCAAAATATTCAGAAAGTAGGTGCATAGCTATAAGTATAAGATTGATAAAGAAAAACGCACCACAAATCAAATGGATTTTAAGTTATTCAGATGCAACACAATGTGGAGACGGAACAATATACAGGGCAAGTGGATTCAAGCTAACTCAAATAAATAAAAACGGAACAATATATAAATTAGCAAACGGAGATATTGTTGCAAAAAGAGGCGACAGCAAATATAATTTTACAGGAGCAACTGCATTAAAAGGTTTTCAAAATAGATACATCTTATTAATAGATAAAACTTGTAAAATAAATACAGATATTATACCATTTAGCGAAATAGATAAACAAGGAGCTGGAATGTATAAAGGAGAAAAAATAACCCTCCAGGATAGGAGGGCCAATACATAGAGCGATGAGGTCGATACGAACGCCATCTTCTGACTGGATGCCAGACGTGTTACTTTTACACTACCATCGCATATTAATTTACAATATACAAAAAAAAAATGAACGAACAAACCGAACACAATAAAAAGGAAGTGATCAAAGCACTTGAAAAATCTTTGGGTATAGTTACAACAGCTTGCAAGAATGCAAATATAAGCAGGACACAATTTTATCAATGGCTAAAAGATGACTTTGAATTTAAGAAGCAGGTCAATGATTTACAAAATGTTACCCTGGATATGGCAGAGAGCCAATTACATAAACAAATATTAAAAGGAAACACAACTGCAACTATATTCTATTTAAAAACAAAAGGCAAAAAAAGAGGTTATGTAGAAAGGCAGGAAATCACAGGAGTTGACGGAGAAAATGTATTCAGCATAAAAGTAATAGATGAAAGAGATACTGACAAATAAAGTTTACCATCATTTAGATAATTTACAAAAGAAGATTTTAGTGGAACAGGGCGGTACACGTTCTGGAAAAACTTACAATATTTTAATGTGGTTAATATTCTCTTACTCTTATAACAATAAAGGGAAAACAGTTACTATTTGCAGGAAAACGTTTCCAGCTTTGCGCTCCACAGCAATGAGTGATTTTCTTAAAATATTAAAAGACAATAATATATATAACGAACAATATCATAACAAATCAAATAACGAGTATCATTTAAACGGAAACAGATTTGAGTTCATTTCACTTGACCAGCCACAAAAGATTAGAGGCCGTAAAAGAGATGTGCTTTTTATTAATGAAGCTAACGAACTGACTTTTGAAGATTGGCAGCAATTAATTTTTAGAACAACGGAAAACATAATCCTTGACTTTAATCCATCAGAGGAATTTCATTGGATTTACGACAGGGTATTACCAAGGGATGACGTAGAGTTTTATCAAACCACATATTTAGATAACCCTTTTTTGGCCCAGAACATAATTGATGAGATTGAGCGATTAAAAGACATTGATGAGAACTATTGGCGTGTTTATGGATTAGGAGAAAGGGGAGCATCACAGGCCCTTATATTTAGATTTAAAACAATAAGAGACATTCCAGGAACTGCAAAGTTTATAGGTCGAGGACTTGACTTTGGTTTTTCGAACGATCCGACCACAGTTGTTGAAACTTATATTGACGGAGACGATATGTATGTAAGAGAGCTGCTTTATAGAACAGGAATGACAAACCAAGATATTGGAAACGAATTTAAAAGGATTGGATTAGATCGCCGTGATGAGGTTTGGTGTGATTCAGCAGAACCAAAGAGTATTGAAGAAATTCACAGGATGGGTTGGAATACAAAGCCAACTTATAAAGGAGCA